CATCCCCCACATAACTAGAGGATCAGCAGGCAGCAGTCTTATCTGTTGGCTGTTAGGCATATCAGATGTAGATCCTATACAAGAAAGAATACCTTTATCACGCTTTATGAATCCCAAGCGTGACGACTTACCTGATATAGACTTAGACTTTCCGCATTGGCAGCAGGAAACAGTGATGAATCGTATATTCCGACATTGGCCAGGACAATCAGCTCGTGTGTCAAACTATGTGACCTACAAAGAAAAATCTGCATTGAGAGAAGCAGCCAAACGTTATGGTGCCAAAGGTACGCTGAAACGCAACTTCAAACTAGAAGAAGTCATCGATAAGAGTTTCGTAGAGGAAGCACAGCGACTGGCTAACAAACTATTGGGTAAGAAACGTTGTATATCGAAACACTGTGGCGGCATACTTATCTTTGATCGTTCAGTGCCTAAGAGTCTAATCAACGGTGATAATCAGATCCTGCTAGACAAATATGAGATAGAGGATCTAGAACATTTTAAGATAGACATACTAGCCAATCGTGGACTGAGCCAGCTGTGGGAAATAGAACAGCGTGATCTACTAGACTATCCTGAAGAAGATGAAGCCACCGCAGAACTACTAAGCCGTGGTGATGTACTAGGAGTCACACAGGCAGAGTCGCCGGCGATGAAGAGACTGTTCCGTGCCATCCGTCCTAAGAGTCGTGCTGACTGTGTGCTAGGCACAGCACTGATACGTCCTGTGGCTACCATGGGTCGTAGGAAAGCATCGTTCTTCCAGGACTGGTCCAAAGATAACTTTGATGAAACTATCGTATTTGAAGATGATGCCATAGAACTTATCTCAGAGATACTGGGCTGCGATCAATACACAGCAGATATGTGGCGCAGAGCATTCGCTAAGAAGAATGAAGAAAAGATGTTTGAGTTTATGGAACTGGTAGGTGATCATCCCAGGAAGGATGATGTATTCGCCGCACTCAAAGAGCTTAGCCACTTCGGACTTTGTAGAGCACACGCCATAAACCTAGGTAGATTGATCTGGGCATTGGCCTATCAGAAAGCACACAACCCAGAAAGATTTTGGCAAGCAGCACTGAAACACTGCCAAGGATCCTATGCTCGTTGGGTCTATCATCAAGAAGCCAAACTGGCAGGCGCGGTGCCATCCATAGGGGAAGGCGGTGAAGTAGATGATCTAATACGTAACGGTCATTGGCACTCTCCAAACTTTATTCCTGTATGTCAAGAGATACGCAAGCCTGGCGCTGTTGAGTTCTGTGGATTAGTGGCTAACTATCGAGTGTTCAAATCAAAACCCAAAGAGTACATAACTTTCGTCACATTAGGCACAGGCAATGGTAGATACCTGGATGTAGTAGTACCACATGCAATATCATTCCACGACTATCCTATACTTTGGGGTACAGGCAAACTGGGCTACAAAAATAATACAGAATATGTTACAGTATATAAACACAAGAAGTTTAATCTAGATCAAGTGAGACATGTAAAATGAAAACAATGAGCAGAGTACATCTATATCCGCACAAAGAACCTAACGGTACAGGTTATATCGTAGCAGAGCGCAGAGGACTAAGAGCCCTGGCTAAGAAACTAGAACAGGCTGCAGATGGAGCAGTAGGCTTAGAAACTATCACGCTGTACGGATCAGACGGACATCCCTATAACTTGATGATAGTCACAGATATTACAGAAGATGAATGGCAGAACATGCCTTTACCTGCAGATCGACGTAGCGATCCTGCATCGTTAGAAATTGTAAAAGTCTATAACGATCTCAGAACAGTCGTTGAATAATGGAAAGCCCCCTTTCGGGGGCTTATAATCATATAAATGGGCTATGCCCCTAAATTATTTCTTCACGCCGTTGTTAACGAAAGAATACATTTTTTCGGCGGTCTCTAGTACTTTATCTAAACCTGGGAACTCAGGCATACCCACTGTTGTAATGATAGTACCGCTTTTCTCATCACGTTTCGCGCTCATTTCCCAACCTTGCCATTTATAGCTGAACTCTTGTCCAACGATGTCTTTGGCCATTTCCAAGATCTCTGTGCGGATCTCATAGCCATTTTTGTTGAATTTAACTTCGGGTGCTTTCATTTCTGGTGCTGTGAATAATTGATTATTTGACATAATTTTCTCCTTGTGTGTGTATGTCCTGCGTCTTTAGGCGACGCTGTCCTTCTTTGGAAACCAGTGTTTACTAACTGATTCCACAGAATACTTAGCCATGTCGATGGTGTTGTTCACAGCCATCTTGGCGAATTGTGTTTGTGCATCGATATATGCGTGTGCCGCTTTGTTTAGGGCAGCATCTTTAAAAATTTGATCGGCTACGATCTTTTTAGTGTTCTGGAACGATTCGATGTAAAATACGGGTGAAAACATAACTCCTCCTTGTGTGTATGTGTATGTATTATTATATATCCCTGCAGGATAAAAATCAAGACCCAACATGATTAAATTAGGATATCTTGCGATAGATATCTTGCGCTTCTTGCCATTTACCTCTACGGGCTAATTCTGCAGCGTATCTAGCTTCTCCAAATGCACAAAGAAAATCCCATATCGCCGCTACTATTTTTTTGAACATTACTGTCTCCTGTGTGTATGTAAGTATTTATACTGAGAGTCGCTGTGATGCACAATTTTTGACAGTTTGACTCAGTTTGCAATATATTGTAAACTATATGTAATTTGAGTTAAATATATAATAACTTGGGATTTCCATGAAGCTTAGAACACGCTCTATACTGCAAGAATTAAACGAACTGGCAGAAGTACGAAACAAAGATCAACTGTTTGAAAGCCGTGCAATTAATATAATAAATTCTGCTATCAATCTGTTAGAAAGTATTCACAAGCATTATACTCCCGAGCAGGCAGATGAATTAGAGCGCCGTTTTATAAATGCCATACGCGGCCAGGATACTGCTAAATTTAGTAGAGGCATTCGTAAAATCGTAGAATCTCATAGACCTAAAAAGAGCTTTGAACAAGATGATTAATATAATTTCAGAGGGCGGAAATGTATTCAAAGGCCCTGATAAACAACCCCTGACTAGACGAATAACTAGGTCAGAAATTCTTACCACTATATCTTATCTAGAAAAAGAAACCGACATTGACTTTTCAATAGATAAAGACGAGGAAGGTGTTCCGATTAAGTGGCTAGGTACCACCGGTCGTAAGGCAGACAGCGGAGATCTAGATCTTTCTGTAGATGCCAACGAAATCAACAAAGCAGAATTCGCTGACAGACTTAGATCTATATTTGGCAAAGACAGTGTTAAATTATCAGGCGACAATGTACATCTAAAAACACCCATTAACGGAGACCCTGCCAACGGTTTCGCCCAGACAGATTTCATGTTTTCTGCCAATCCAAAGTTTCAACAGGGATCGATGTTAGGTGGCGGTGCAGACAGTCCTTTCCGCGGAGAGCATCGTCATATATTATTAAGTTCCATAGCTCGTGCCCGTGGCATGAAGTATTCGCCCAAGTTCGGTTTGATGAACGCAGAAACAGATGAAACTGTTCCAGGCGGAGATGATTGGAATACTATCGCTAAACAATTGCTAGGTCAAACAGCTACGGTTAAAGATATTCGTTCAGTAGAAACTATCATAGCCTATATTAGAAAATTACCTAACTATGAAGAACTAGTAGCGGCCGCACGTGAAACACTAGGTCGTTCAGGAATCGAATTGCCAAAGAACGAAGCATTAGAAAGTTATCAGCCCGGCAGCATAGGTTGGATGCGTAGGATCATAGATATAGTTAAATGAGAGCATTTGAAATAATCACCGAGAAGTGGAGCCAAAAATATAAACGCTCTATCAACTGTGCCAGCCCTAAAGGTTTCAGCCAGAAAGCGCATTGTGCTGGCCGTAAGAAAACCGAATCGGTCAATGAAGACGAAGCACCTGCTCCAAAGAAAGTAGGCCGCGAGTTTAATCATTTAGAAGATTTAGTATTCACAGAACCCAATGGTGCTCAACGTGCTATAGCTGTGTTGAAAGATATAGCAAGTCCTGCTACAAAAATTTCTATTAAGTGGGACGGCAATCCCACTGTGTACTGGGGTAGAGATGAAGACGGGATCTTCCGTATGGTAGGTAAGAATAATTGGGGCAGAGAAGAAGGTAAATCGTCTAATCCAGAAGAACTATCACAGTTCATACAAAGTAGAGGCAAGGGCGAGGAATGGCGTGCCAAATTTGCAGGAGATATGGCGGCTATGTGGCCTGTATTCGAAGCCGCTACACCTAAAGATTTTCGAGGATATGTTTATGGTGATATCTTATTCCATCCTGGCAAATCTTACGAAGGTGCAGACGGGCACATCAGTTTCACACCTAATCAAACTACCTATGCCGTAAAAGCTACCAGTCCTATAGGACAACGTCTAGGCAAGGCTAAAATTTCTGTGGCAGCACACAAAATATTTTCTTACTTCGGTGATAAAAGCGGAGAAGACTTTGACCAACCAGATATATTCGGCAAAACTGCTGACCTAGTAGTTTTTGGTCAGACTTATGTCAGTCATCGTCCTGCGGTAAATGCAGATAATCTAGATAAAATTTCAGCATTGGCAAAAAATCAAACAGCCATAAACAAATTTCTCACTCCTGTGGCAGGCATGGGATATCTACAAAATGAAATATATACTTTCGTTAATAATCAAGCCAAAGCCAAACAATTAGATAATATCAATTCGCAAGCATTTTTAAATTTTGTACAAAAAACCCCAGCCAAGGCTGCGAAGATTAAAGCACATAGTGATGCTAATCCCGGAGTATTGGACAATCTGTTCTCTTTGGTGTCGGAAATCATGGCTGCTAAAAATGAAGTCATCCGCGAACTAGACCAAGCCGAAGGCGATATCACAGCCACCACAGGTGGTAAGCCCGGCGGAGAGGGTTATGTGAGCGGCAAAGATTCTATTAAACTAGTACCCAGAGATCGCTGGACTCCATTTCGAGCAGATTGATAGGTTAAACCGTTAGTTTTTTCCTTCAAATTATAAATATTAATGCCAGTCCCGGAGCGGGACTATTTGATTAAGGAGAAAATATCATGGCAAACGTATATGGTGTAGCACAAACTTATAGCAACGCTGGTGCAGCGATCGCAGCTTCT